TATTCCAGTACCTACAACGATTCTTGTTGAGGCATCAACGCTTCAGAACAAAAAAGAGCTCGTGGAAGCGATCGGCCAGCAAGAACAAAGCCAAACGCAAATGCAACAGCAGCAACTACAACTGCTTATGAAAGAGCAAGAGGCTAAAATAAAAGACCTTGAGTCACGAGCTGAGGCAAACGCGGGATTAGGACTCGAGCGGGCATCTCGCGTGCAGGAAAATCGTGCTTTCGCCATAGAGCGTCTTTCAGAGTCCGAGAAAGACAAAGAGCTTGGTACACTTGATAGGGTAAAAGCTATGAAGGAGCTAGAATCTATGGATCTCTCACAACTCGATCATCTACTCAAACTTACTGAGTATATGAAAGGGATTGAGTCAGAAAAAGATGTAGAGGAAGAACGAGCAGTTAAGACCCCAAATATAGAAGAACTTGCCGTAATGGCAAAAGGAGAAACTAATGGCTAAAAAATATAGTCAAACAAGAAAAGATCGCCGAGATGAGTCTCGAGGGATGGAAAGATATGAAGAGAAGCGTAAAGATCGCGGTGATAGTGGTTATTTCAGTATGCTATCTGAAGATCGTTCTGCTCCCGCTAACATGCCACAAGATGTTGTGCACAAAACCTATCCACGCACTAAGTTCATGGATAGATATGAAATTGATGACACTATGAAAGGACTTGATGAAACAAGAGATTATGAAATCCGTAAAATGGAATCTAATCCTGCCGATTCAAGATGGTAGCCCTATGGCCATGCCAAGACCATCTGGAAGAGCCCAAGAGATAGCTGAAATGGTTATCCCTGGGCTCTCCTCTAAGAATTCTTCGAAGAAAAAGCGAAGACAGAAAAAGGGTGAACTTTCAGAAGTAGAAATCATGCAAACAAACAACATAGATAAAGGTAAGTTATGAAAAGAGAAAAAGAAGGGTACAACGCTCGTTTAGATGAGTCCCTTGGAATGAGAAAAGGACCAGAAAAAGACTTTAAACAGTCAATGAAGGCTCGTAGAGACGAATCGAAAGGTATGGCTAAGAAAGAAGGTGGTCATGCTTATTCAGGGGATAAGAATATGGACAAGAACTATAAACATCATATGGCTCATGCTCATCACAAATATATGGCTGACAAACATCGTAAAGCTATGTATAAAAAATAACTTTAATATTCTAGGAGGTCTAATGGCTTCCTAGAGTACCTCAGAGTAATTATGAAAAAGATTAAGGTAAAAAAGAATGGTGCTAAAAAAAAGAAAGCCTGCTGCAAAGAGTGCGAAAAAGGTCTCCGTTGCAAAGGGATTAAAAGAAAGCCGAAAAAAAGTATCAGCAGCAAGAAAAAAGGCTGGAGGAAGTAATGTCGGTGAATATAAGAAGGTAGCTAAAAAAGAATTCTGTGGTCCAAGCGGTGGTTCCCCTAAAGGATCTTATCCTGTTGATACAGATAAGAGGTGCCGTGCAGCTCTCGCTTATGCTAAAAATGCTCCTAACCCTTCTGGTATAAAAGAGTGTGTTAAAAGAAAGTGTAAAGGTGTTATAAAAAAGTTTAGTAAGAAAAAATAGGGCATTTATATGTTTGAACAAAAAGCTATACGCGTAGGAAAGTACAAACTTACTAATCCAAAGAATCCTAAAGAAAAAATCACCTTTCGATACTCCCTAATTCCAGAAGATAATATTAAAGATGGTTGGGTTAAAAGTTCTGAATATCTTCCTGAGGCATTTGACCTTGTTCACATTAGAGACGATGATCTTAAAAAGACTCGTCCTGGATGGTTTGATGGTCATACTTGGGATGGATATAAGCTTGATAATTCTCATCACTATATGTACTGGAAAAGAGTCCATACTAGAGGGAGAGTAATAGATTGAGAGATAATTTCATTAATTGGTATTCGGTTAAAGATAAAATTCCTAAAGAAGATGAGAAAATACTTGTATTATGGGCATCGGGAACTGATGGGCCAGAAATATTTACTGCTAGCTGGAGTATGATGACTGGATGGTATATCTGCGATTTTCAATTACCAAATCGTATTTATATTACCTATTGGTCGAATCTTCCTTCTACACCAGATAAATGGTATGAATGAATAAATATATTTTAGAATATGAAGTATAAATGTCCCTCTTGTTACATGAACTGGGAAGATAGTCTCAAACCATTAGATAGACTGTCTCAACCCACATGTATATTCTGTTCTATCTCACACACACAAAAAGAGTTATTAAATTGGCAAATGGATCATCTTGAGTCCATTGATAGTAAAGATTTTATTATTGTGTTAAGACATTTCTTTAGATATGTTGAAAACGAAATAAAAACTTTACATGAAGGCCTGTATGACTGCGCAGAAAACAGTAGGAGAATCCTCGATAGAATTGAGCAAGAAGCTCGATCAACGGATAGTTCCAAAGGAGATTGAAGAGTCATTCCATAAAGGTGATAATTCTAAGAAATCATATGAAGAAGAAGTGTGGGAAACAGTATCGCTCGGGAAAAAAGATCCTAAAATTATTGGAGACTTCTATGTAGTTGTACTTCTTAAAAAAGAAAGACTCATGAAAAATGTAGTCCGCAATCTCTTTCATTATCGTGGATCATGTCCCACTCCTCAGTTCGATCAAACAGTTTATAAATATCACCTAAAACCAGATAGAGTCGAATATCTTTGGACTATTCCCGATACACAGACTTGTCAATTACTATCAGCTATTGAAACAGATCTTCCTGATGATCAGCAGCCGCTTATTTATATGGTAAAGGCATTTAATACCGGAGCATTGGATACTTATGCTGCCACTCTAAACAACGAGATTTTGTTCTGATTAATTATCGGTGTAACAGATTGTTTGACTTACTTCCTAGGTAGAAATCTCAATTATTTCTATTTTGGAGTCGAATTGATGAGGACTAATACCCTTCTAACTATTTTCTAATACCTCTCTAAAAACCATCTCCTATAGAGGACAATACCTCTCTAACGGAATTCTCACTGTTTAATCTACACTCTTGAGTGTTCAAATTAAAATTTTATTGCATATTATTAAATATTTTATTAAACATAGTTCAAATTTTAATATTATAGGAAACGGCTCGTCGCCTAGCCTCGTTATTGGCCGCCAATTCCTCTGACGTAACAAGCGTTTCGTCGAACGCACCGGAGATTTATGGCAGAAGAACCTGCGAATGTAGCGGAAGAAATTCAGCAAGAGGAAGTCATTCAACCTCAGGAGATAGCAGAGCAAAGCCAGACTCAGGAGGAAACTCCCGTTCCTCAAGAAGTTTCAGATAAAGAAAGAAACTTCCTTAGGTTAAGAGAATCCACCATGCAACTTGAGAAAGAAAATGAGAGCTTAAGAGCTACGATCCAACGTCAGAAATCGCCTCCTACAAAAGCTCCAGAAATGGATGATATAGGAATTGATGACGACGACATTGTTGAGGGTAAGGTTGTCAAGAAACTGTATCACAGATTGCAGAATCTTGAGCGCACTTATCAGACGGATATGCTTAAAACTGTTCCCGAAAGATTAAGGAATAAGTTTTCAGATTTTGATCAAGTTGTAAGCCCAGAAAACGTAGAGAAATTAAAACATTCAGAGCCCGAGCTTTATGCTTCGATAACTTCTGGATCTGATCTCTATGGTAAAGGTGTTTCGGCTTATAAAACGCTAAAGGCGCTCGGCATTGTTAAGAATACTACTAACTACGATGCAGAGAAGGAGCAAGTAAGGCAGAACCAGACTAAGCCTCTTTCTACACAGGCTATAAAAGGTCAAGGTGCTCTTTCAGAAGCCAATATCTTTGCTAAAGGATTAACTCCTGAGCTTAAGAAGCAACTCCAAAAAGAAATGAGTGAAGCAGTGAAGGCTCGTTAAAAACGAGGTAATTCATGACCACTACCACAGGAATTCTACCGGCTCCGGTACAGCAAAGCTTTAGTTATAAGCTATTGTCAGTACCAGTACCGAATATGATCCACAACATTCCAGCAATGCTAAAGAACATGCCACGTAATGGCGGTACTACACTAAGAATGCGTAGATACAATCCATTACTAACAGCAACAGCACCTCTTGGTAATTCTGGAGTAACACCACCACCGCAGCAACTTACAGCTATAAACATTGATGCAACTATCGACTTCTATGGAACCTATATTATTCTTAACGAACAGGTTACGTTACAGAACCAGGATCCCGTATTAAATGAGGCTTCTCAACGGTTAGGCGTTTCACTTAGACAAACAGAAGATGAGTTAACAAGGAATATGTTGGCCTCCACTGCGAGTTTCATAAATGCAACTGGGGGAACGAACGGAGATAATCCTACAGAATTAAGTCGTAGTGATGTGGATGAAATCATCCGTACTCTTGCAGATAACAATGCTTACACCATTGCGGAAAACATAGAGGGAGAAGACAAATTTGGAACAGCGCCCGTTAGAGATGCTTACTTCGCGCTCGCTTCAACTAAATTAATTGGTGATCTAGAAAACGTACAAGGCTTCATTCCGAAAGCTCAGTATCCATCACCAATGCAGGCGATGAGAGAAGAATGGGGATCGATTTCAAATTTAAGATACCTACTTTCATCAATTGGTTCGGTATCAGTCGGAGCCTCAAATCTAGGAGCAGATGTCTTCAATATATTCAACGTGGGTATGGAAGCCTATGCCGTCATCGAACAAGACGGATATAGCGCTCAATTTATCTATAGACCACCTATTTATGATGGTCCGCTCGCACTCAACGCATCTGTTGGATACAAATTTGCTCAGGTACCAAGAATTACAAATGATGCTTGGATCCTTAACCAACGTACAACTCTAAGCTCTTAAGGGGGAACAATATGAATACTATAATACAACAAGGAACTTTTACCTCTACAGGAGCTGCTGTTGAACTTCAGTTAAGGTCAGATATTGATTGGATGGAAGTAACCAACTTCACGCAATGGGGAGCAGTTCAAACGCCAGGAAGAGGAGTAAAGTTTAATTGGCAGCGTGGTCTCGCTCCAGCAACTTCCGTAGGAACAACTAAATCTGATGGAGCAAATGTTCTTCAAGGTGAAGTTTTGACAGGAGGAGGATTCACTCTTCTTGATACTACAGGAAGTCCACTTGCCACACTTAATCCAACTGTTACGGCTATATCTAATGCATCTCCTCCAGTCGTTTCTAATTCAGGAACTAATGGACTATCAGCCGGAGACATTGTGCGTCTAACAAATATTGTGGGTGCTCAGCAACTAGGTGGATTTGACTTCACGGTTGGTAATGGAACTCTCACTGGAGGAACATTCAGTCTAGACTATATGTCGTCAATTGTAGCTGGAACCACTGGGTCCTGGAGACGCATAAACTTTGAGGCTCAGTTTTATCCACGAAGACGTTTTGCAACGGTAATGACAAAAGCTGCAAATGCAGTGATTACCATGTCAGTTGCCCATGGTTTTACAACTGGACAAGCAGTTCGACTTATTGTTCCCGCATCTTTTGGAATGATCGAGATGAACAACCTCATTGGAAATATCACAGCAATCACTGCAAGCACTATCACAGTAGATATTAACTCTACTGCATTCACAACGTTTGCATGGCCTCTTACTGGAGCTGGACCATTTACTCCTGCTCTTGTTGTGCCAATTGGTGAAACAGCTAATAGCACCTATGCTAACAGCCTTGATGATGCCACAGATAATGTTTCCTTTATTGGAATGAAACTGGATGCAGGAATCGATGGTCCTGCTGGGTCTAGTTCAGATGTGATTTATTGGAGAGCCGGTAAATCTAGCATTGTAAATAGCTAAAACACTTAGGGGGAGTAAATCCCCCTTTATTTGGAGAATATATGACAACAATTACAAAGCCACAAAATACAAGAAAGATTACTCCGGATGAGATGCGTAAATATAGAGATAAAGACCATAAGATGGTTAAGGGCATCTTTAGATGTTACGAACCAAGAGGAGGTTCTTTCACATTTAACTTTAAGAAGTATAAAGGGGATAAAATCCTAAAGTACACAATGGTAGATGGTGAGAAATACGATGTACCTTTAATGGTTGCGAAACACCTAAATCAGAACTGCTGGTATCCACGTCATACTCACGTACTAGATAGTGATGGAAGACCTACACTTGATCAGGGAAAAAAGGTTCAGCGCTGCAGTTTCGAAAGCTTGGACTTCTTGGTGGATGATGAATGACTACGGTTCAGGATATAATAAATAAAGTTAGACGACTTACAGGACGACCATCTGATCAACAGATCACAGATGAGCAGATAAAAGATTATATCAACACGTTCTACCTTTATGATATGCCAGAGTCGTTGCGTCTTTTTTCTCAAGAAACAGTATTTGAGTTTATGACTATAGCAAATGTTGATACTTACGATATGAGTACCCAGCAAGTGTGGACAGGTGTATCAAATCAAAATGCGATCGACGTCTATATAACAATAGAACCTCCTGCCTATATTGCAGGATATCAAAGCTTTTGGACACAAAGTAGGGAACAGTTTTTAAGAACTTATCCTGAACTATCTGAGATTAATGATTCATTAGTTGGTGATGAGCGAGCAGGACCCTATACCATCACGCTTGCAAACACTCCAGTCATACAGTCAAAGGTTACAGTAGGTGCTATTGATAATACTAATACTGCTATCAACTGTGTTGATGTTGTTACGGATAGAAGTGTTGGTACTTGGAAGCAGGTTAATACGAATCTCGCAGTAATAGGGTCAATAAATTATTTGACTGGAACCCTTTCTGTTCAATTTGCCAATCCAATACCAAATGGTAACAAAGTGACCTTCACAGCAGTCCCGTATGTGGCTAACAGACCTCAAGGGATACTATTCTATGATAACATCATTACACTGCGTCCTGTGCCCGATAAGAGCTATTCTGTGAGAGTCAACGCTTATAAGCGACCTACGATGATAATTGATTCTGGAGAGAGTCCTGAACTTAAGCAGTGGTGGCAGTATCTTGCTTATGGAGCGAGTAAAAAGATATTTGAGGACTCACAAGATCCCCTAGGACAGCAAAGTATTATGCAAGGATTTAAGGAACAGGAAAGACTCGTTCTTAGACGAACAATAGTAGAAAGAACAAACGATAGAACAGCTACTATCTACTCCGAAATGACACAGGGAACTTATAATAATAATCAAGGAAGGTTTTAACTATGACATATGATCCATCAACACCTGCCGATGCATTAGAAGATCCATCAGTTACAGAGCCAAAGTTTAGAGAGAACTTTACTAAGTTAGAATCCTACACTGCTATTAACCATGTAACAATAAATACAGCCGCAACACCGTCACCAGACCAAGGTAAGCATAAGTTTCTTCATATGCCAGAGCAGTCGGTTCCTCCCTCTCCTGTAACAACAGCTAATGAAGTAGCGTTATATTCTAGACAAAGTTCGTTAACTAGTGTTGCAGAACTGGTATTCATAAGAGAAAGTGATGGTTCCAAGATAGAATTTACAGGACTCCTAGGTTCCCCCACCGGCTGGACAAGGCTACCATCTGGGATATTACTTAAATGGGGCACGAATACTGTTAGTGGAGCGGTAACCACAATGTTTCCTGTAATTGCTAATACTCCTGCTTTTACTCAGGTTTTTAGTGCGCATGTTACAGCAGAAAATGCCACAGGAGTTCCAGATGTTTCCGCAACCCTAATGGCATTTACTCCACTAGATATCAAAGTATACGGCTCATCTCGCACTACGACAGGATTAGCTAATGTAAAATACTGGTATTTAGTAATAGGTATCTAATGGTTCATAAAAGCTTTCTTATTGGTCCTTTCGAATCAGGTTTACAGAATAATGTAGAGCCTTGGTTAATTCCTGAAGATGCTTTTGAAGAACTCACTAATGCTTATATTTGGAGAGGAAGAGTAAGAAAGAGATTTGGGACTGCCTATATTGGAGGATCCGAACTTAACGCAAGGCTTAGGATAAAGATAGGAACTACGGATGCAACAGGAAGCCTAGCATCTACTATTATGCCAGGAGCTATATTTGCTATTGGACAAATGTTTTCTATAGGATCTGTAGTATTTACGGTGGTTCTTAATGGAGTCGCCCAACTCTTACTCACAACGGGCCAATCATCAGGCACATATAGTACAACGAATGGCGCTCTTATCATTATAGGAGTAAATAATGAAAATCCTACTACAGCAGTTTACTTCTATCCCTCCGAACCTGTTATGGGATTGCGATTAAGAGAAACAGCAAATATTAATTTTGAATCAACAATAGGATTTGATACTCAGTTTGCTTATCAAAGATCTGGAGGAGGTTGGGAGATACTTGGCCCTATTCCACCAGCTGCAAATTCGGCTCTCTGGACAGGATCTAATGCTAAATTCCACTGGACAACTAATTATCGTGGCGTTTCTCTTTATGAGACTTATCTCTATGTTGTAAACTACACAGCCGCAGATAAGATTAAATATCTCCCATCCACAACCTCAGTATGGACAACGCTTAGACCTCAGTTGAATTTGGCTAACAATAGATTTCTTGAATCAGCGGCCATCATACTCGGATTTAAAGACAGACTCTTATTGTTAAACACAATTGAAAATGAAGGCGGTGCTGATAGAGTCCATCAGAATAGAGCTCGCTGGTCTCAGAATGGAGATCCCACAGTCGCTGCTACTTCATGGCTTGATGATAAAGCAGGTAAAGGTGGGTATATTGATATGCCTACAGAACAAGCTATTATTTCAGCAGAGTTTATAAGAGATAGACTAATTGTTTACTGCGAAAGATCTACATGGGAACTCCTATATACAGGAGAAGCCACTCTTCCTTTTCGCTGGCAGCAACTTAATAATGAGCTAGGCGCAGAAGGGCGATTTTCAGTTATTGGATTCGATTCTCAGGTTGTGGGAGTGGGGAATGTAGGAGTCCATTCATGCAATGGAGTAAATGTTTCTCGTATAGATCAGAAAATTCCTGACGAAGTATTCAAAATCCATAATGATAATGATGGCCCTCAAAGGGTATATGGAATAAGAGACTATTATCGTGAACTTGTGTACTGGTGTTTCCCGTCTTTTCCTGATAATCCTACCTTCCCGGATAAGATTTTAGTATGGAACTACCAGAATAATACCTGGGCGTTCTTTGATGAGGGGTTTACCTGCTTTGGATATCTTAATAAAGATAGTGATCTAAACTGGGCATCCGTAGGAGCTTCCTTTATTAACTGGGCTGGATGGAATGCTTCATGGGGTGGTGCCCAATCTCAGTCCCAATTTCCCGATATCCTAGCAGGCAATCAGCAAGGAGTAGTGTTTATCATTGATGCTGATGATCCATCCGCTGAGAAGTCTCTTTACATTACTGATATCAATACAGCCACAAACCTTCTTACCGTAATTAATCACAATCTTGAATCCGATGATTATGTTCTTGTTACAGATGTTCAAGGTATTAGCTCACCCATAAATAATACAGTTTATCAGGTAACAAATGAGTCAGCAAATGGACTCAAACTCAGTGGAGTAACATATTCTGGAGTTTATACAGGAGGAGGAAAGCTCACCAAGATAGCAAATATTACTATCGTCTCCAAGCAGTGGAATCCTGGAACTCCTGAAGGAATGCAGTTTAATATTCCATACATAGATCTTCTCCTAGATAAAACATCCGGAGGAGAAATCTCACTAAACTATATTATTGATAATACAGCAGCAGAACTTCCAGGAAATGGTCAGGCTATCTTGGGAACAAATGTAGTCTTTACTAAGCCCGAAACCCTCACTGATATTCAGCAGTTTCAATCTAAAATATGGCATAGATACTTTACTCAAACACAAGCTCAGTTCCTTAAGATAAAGATATTCTTTTCTGACAATCAGATGAAGGACACTCAAATCTCTCAGCACTCGGATTTTCAAATAAATGCTATAATCATTTATATAGAGCCTCAAGGTAGAATTATAGGATAGAAAATGAGTTCGAGTTTTACAGGAAATCCTAATGATAGTCTTCCAGAAACGTTCATCATCCCAGAAGATGAAGAGCAAAGGAATATCAGTCTGAGGGAATATCTCAATAAGATTTCTACCTCATCAAATACAAAAACATCTGGAATCTATGATGGAACGATTACAATCACAGGGGATAGGTTTATCCCCACATTTTCAACTGATACTAAAAGCAATGTTACCTATAGATCAGTATTTAGAAAGGTAGTGGATTTTGGAGCTCTTCCCAATGCTGCTGCAAAGTCTGTAGCTCATGAAATTAAAACAGAATCTACCTTTAGTCTTACTAAGCTTTATGGAGGTGCTACACAGCCAGGAGCATCTACATGGACGCAAGCTATTCCGATTCCTCACTCAAGCCCTATTCTTGCGAATAATATAGCGATTACAGTAGATGCAACGAATGTAACAATAACGACTGGCATAAATAGAACAGCTTTTACAAGATGCTTCGTCGTGATAGAGTGGATTACAACAATTTAGGAGATATAAATGGCAAATAATTTTATGAAGTTCCTTATGGGAACCCCAGAAAAGGAACAACAGTTCCAGAAATATACGCAACCGCAGCAAGATGTTTTAGGACAGATGCTTGGTGGAGGAGGACAGCAACTTCCTCAGATCTTTCAGTACCTTCAGCAAATCCTTTCTCAAGATCCAGAGATGATGAAACAGTTTCAAGCCCCAGCTATGCGTCAGTTCGAAGAACAGATTATTCCATCGATAGCTGAGAGATTCAGTGGTATGGGGGCACAGAAGAGCTCTGCATTTGGTCAGCAACTAGGACAAGCTGGAGCAGGCCTTGAAGAGACTTTAGCAGCGCAAAGAGGTGGAATGGCACAACAAGCTATTCAACAGTTAATGTCTATTCTGGGAGGGGGATTACATCAACAGTTTGAGAATGTTCTCCGTCCTAGACAGGAAGGATTTTTACAAGCAATGGCACCAGGAATAGGACAAGGACTTGGAATGAGTTTATTCAGAAAAAATGGAGATAATTAAATGGTACAAGTAATTCCTCAATCAGATCCCTGGGCTTCTATTGGTCAAGCAGCGGGTAAAGGCGTATCTTCAGGTCTAGAAATGCTCATGAAAGAGAAGATTAAAGATATGACCGAGTCCCGAAAAAAGAAAGCTGCAATGGGAAACTATGAAGATCTGATAGCTAGAGGATTTACTCCAAATGAAGCCTCGTTATGGATGCAGTTTACTGAAGGGGGAAAAACTCAATTATCCAAAGAGATAGTAGATCGCATGCAAAGAGCTAAGGGATTGGAAAAAAGGGGACTTGGAATAGAACAACCGTCAGGCGAAGAAGGCGGGGATCAACCATTAGCTGCTGAGGAAGAAGTCCAAGTTTCTCCGGATGGAGAAGAGGAGTTAGTGTTTGAAGAGCAATTGGGTCGGACTCCTAAAGAACGAGTAGCTCATCAAGAACAGTTTGATAAGCGATCGTTTGAAAGAAATAAAAAATACTTAGAACGCCAATCAGATATTCTAACAGATATGCCAAAGAAAAAGGTGTCTATTGCTCAAATGGAAGGAGCTATGAATGCTGGTGATTTTAATTCTGTGCGTAATGCGGCTTCTGAATTGTTTGGACAGGAATTCTTAAAGACAGGGTCTGCACAATTAGTTAATGCAGCTTCCAAGCAATACCTTCTAAGCTCTCTTGCCGGGATCACAGGAAGACCCAACCAATTTCTTGAGCGTAGTATTACTAAAGCTCTTATTAGTCCCCTTTATAAGGACGAGGCAAACAAGCTCATTTTAGAGGGGATAAAAGGTATTGCTGATATAGAAGAGTATGGAGCTCAAGAGGCTGCAAGAATCGAAGAGAAGTATACCAAAAAAGGAAGAGAGGTTCCTAGAAACTTCCAAAAGATTGTGAGAGATAAAGTAGAGAAGAAAGGAAGAGAGTTCGAGAAAACCTATGCTGAAAGCATTAGGAAATTGCTTTCTCCCAAAAAGGAAAAGCAGATAAAGATTGCTAAAGCTAAACAGGGGGAAAAACTCAATATAGAGTTAGCTCAACAGTTTATCAATCTTGCTAAAGGTGATAAAGAAAAGGCTAAGAAACTCGCGAGGCAGCATGGCTACAAACTCTAAAGATATTTTCGATCAAGTTGAGTATTCCCCTTATGGAGATATATTTGAGCAAGTTGAATATGAGGAAGCTCCAATCTCACGTTTTAAAGCTCTTCAAAAGAAAACTCTAAGTGAATCTAGACAAGTCGCAAAACACGCCGCTATCGGGGCTGCAAAGGGTGGTCTAGGTGCATATGGGGATATTTTGCAACTCCTAGGCATCCAACCAGAAGAGCAGCCTCCAGAAGAAAAGGCTAAATTTGGAGAGGAGTTTGAAATACTAGAAAGACTACAGCAGCCAGGGTATAAACCTACTCTTGCAGAGGTAATGACTCTAACGGAAGATCCAATCGCGCCTCCTGTGGGCCGACTTCCTGGAGGACAGGATATAGAGCGGTTAGCACAAATGCTGGGAATAGAGACAGAACCCCAAACAGCTCCACAAAGATATGCCCAGAGTATTGCTGAAGCTGGAGGCGCGGGAGCAAGCTTGGCAGCAAATCCCTTGGCAATTTTGGCGATGATGGGAGGAGCAGCAGCTGGGCAGACTGCGAGAGAATTAGGAGCTCCTGAGGGATTAGCTACTGGGATAGATATCGGAACCTCTCTAGCAACTCCAGGATTTAAAAAGGCGTTAGTTCCGGGTAAGAAACTTAAAGAACTCGTTAACTTTGGACGCGCCGCTAAACTCACCGAGAAAGAGCTAACTCCGTTATTGAAAAAGGAATCTTCTCTAGCAGTTTTATCCAAACTGTTTGGTAAGGGACCTAAACTTAAAGAAAGTTTTAAAAGTATTGGGCGTAAACTTGGTGATGTATATGACTCTATTCATGAGAAAGCTGGAAAATTTCCCATGTTAAGTTTAGAACAAGATGAAAAACTTTTAGATGATTTTGGCAAGATAAATAAAAAACTACGTACCACCATTAAAGCTTCACCTGAAAAGAAAGCAGCTACCAGTTTTATCGAAGATGCTATGTCAAATATTAGAAATACTGGATCTTCTCCTGAAGAGCTAACTCGGTTTGTGGGAGATATAAATGCAGCTGTAGATTGGAATAAGATAAAAGGAGGAAAAAAGGTCTTAGCAGGACTAAAAAAACCTGTAATGGAAGTATTAGAGTCTGTAGATCCCCAACTCGCTAAAGAGTTTGATCTTACAAATCAGTTATGGAGAAGATATAAAACTGCGGAAAAAGTGTTAAAGCCTCATATTGCAGATAGATTTAAGATTGCAGGACGAATAGTTGCTGCTGGTGCAGCAATCGGCACTCTAAATCCTGCTCTCCTTAAGGGTGTAGCAAGTGAAGTAGCTCTGAGTCATCTCTCTAAAGAACTAGCCACTAATCCAAGAATGCAAAATATCTGGCGTAAAATTGGTATGGCTGTAAAAAATAATAAACGGGCAAGTGCATTACAGTTAGAAAGAGGAGCCCATAATATTCTTTCTAAAAAGTACCCACAAGAGAATTGGGATTTTCTAATCGGTGAAGATACAAACAATGAAGAGTCCAACACCAAAAACAAACCAAGCTAGACCCATATTACTTCTCCTTTTTAAAATCTACACTTTCTGAATAATATCCATTGGATGACCCATACCAACGGATCGTCACTGAACCTTTAATGGTAGCAAGTTCATAAAAAGTCCAAGTAAATGAATTGTAATTGGACCAATGTAATGAATCCTTAACCTTCTTCTCGTTTGCATCATGATTAACCCGTTCTTCAGCGATTAAAATAGGAGAGTCGAGTAGGTTATCTAAATCACCACAAATATCCTCAATACACACTATTTCACAACAGTCTTGATCATGGTACGAAGTATATTGCTCATCATCATCAGTTTTATAGGTAATTTCATCCTCATCTTTATTCACTTCAATTAAGATCAGAGTTTTCCCTTTTAAGTCTTCAAATTTAGGATATTCTTTAGAGTCATTCATCATTAATCCTTTCCGGCTCTGCCTCTAACCTAAAGACAAGAGCAGCTAAAATATAAGCACTCATTGACATATGTCTCTCCTCAGAATGAGATTTAAGATCATCATAAACTATCTCAGGTAAATTAATTACCAGACGTTTTGGTTTTTTTCGCATATCACAATGATATACGTTTTAGGTTTAAGCTTCCATCTTTAAAATATCTAATATATAACAAAAGAAAAGATTATCACATATTTCATGAGGCGTAAGATGGCTAAAATTAACTCAGCAGCAGGGCTCGAAACTCCCCTCCAACCTGTATTTCCACAACCAATAACAAGTTCACGATCCCCGACTGGTAACGATAAGAATTATCCTATTGGACAAATATGGGTAAACAAGGCAGCAGGAGCGTTTTTCGGGCTCTCTCGTGTATTAGCTGGTGTTGCTGACTGGGAAGATCTTGGCGGATCTAGTAGTACCTTAAACAGCCTCACAGGTGATTCAGGTACTGCGACTCCCTCAGGATCTAATATCCTAATTGCCGGAACCACTAATATCACCACAAGTGGCGCTGGATCTACCATTTCAGTAGCTATGGATGGTGCAATTACACTTGCCACATCTGTCACCACCCCACTTATTATTGGCTCAGCTCCAGGATCTATCGCTATTCAGTTGGGCGATATTGCAGGTGTAGAAGCTATATCTATCACAGATTCAGCGACAACAGCAGTTTGGACGGTAAACTCTCTTGGAGATATGAATGCAAGTGGATTAAATCATACGCTTGGGAATGCAACAGGAAATAGTACGATACAGATTGGTCCAGGAGTTGGTAGTAATGTAACAAGTATTAACAACGGAATAAATACTGGGGTAAACACTACTAATATTAACTCAGGCAATCCAGCAGCAGATTCTATAGTAAATATTTTAACAGGAACTTCTACAGCTGGTACTCAAACATTTAACCTAATGACAGGAACGAGCCCTGGTCAGGTGAATATCGCTACGGGAACTACTACACATAGCGTAGCAATAGGTTCTGGTAATGCCGGTCCCATAGGAATTGATAGTGTAGATTCAATAGCTCTTACAAGTTTCTTTTCTAATCCACTGGCAATTAATCTTATAGCCTTCGATCCAGCTGGTGGAATTACACTAAAGGCCGGGAGTGCCCACACAAATATAGATAGTAATCTTAACTTCGTCTCTACAGGAAACAAATTACTAAGTGCAAATGTAGCAACGACAACAACAGCCGGAGCAAACAGTTTCGGTACGGTGGTTCTTGTGGCAGGAACAGCTACTGTTTCTACCACTTCAGTAACTGCGGGATCTCTTATCGTTACATGGAGACAGGATATTGGAGCAACAGGAGCTGCGGCAATCGGTATGATTACTGCGGGAACTATTGCAGCTGGAGTATCGTTTGTGATTAATTCTGTAACCGAAGCTGATGCGACCTCAGTTGTAGCAACAGATGTTTCAACGATTGGATGGATGTTAATTAACTAATAGGAATTACAATGAAAAATGCTCAGATATTACAATTTACAAAAGAAGTAGACGGAAAAAGAATGACGGCCACATTTGAAGATGGTACTCAGCTAGGTGTCGCCTACGACTTTAGTAGAGAATTAGCTAATTATTTTTCTGCCGGAATACAAAAACAGTGCGAAAAAGCTCAAAACCAACCACCTAAAGAGGAAGAAAATGGCAAAGATTAATTCAGCAGCAGGCCTTCAGAATCCCCTACAGAATGTATTTCCTCAACCTGTAATAAGTTCAAGAGCACCTACTCCTAACGATAAGAATTATCCGCTTGGATTTATTTGGGTAAACAAGTCATCAAATACTTCTTGGATATTAACGAGTGTTAATGCAGGTGCGGCTGTTTGGTCTATTTCATCTGCTGGAACTACGGATCTTGCTACTCTGTCCGGTGACTCTGGAGGAAATATATCCCCTGTAGGAAGTAATATTACACTTGCTGGAGGAACGAATATTACTACTGTTGGAGCAGGAAGTACTATTACCTCTAACTTAGATCCTGCTATCACACTTGCCACATCTATTACATCTCCTACATACACATCAGCCGCCGCAATGGCGATAAGTGCTGCAGCCGCAACTGACATTACGATAAAGATGGGGAATACTGGAGGAGCAAATAATGTGTTTTTCACAGATTCGGCAGGCTCACCACAACTTACTCTTGACTCGGCAGGAACCATTTTAGCAAAAGATATACAGACTGAATTTATCTTAGCTACAGGTACAGATATAATTCTTACTGAGTCCCCCATTATGCAGACAGCAGCAACAACGGGAGGGGTTCCTACAGGCGGTAATACTGATCTTAACTTAATGACTCTACAGTCAATTGTTACAATGGAACAGTTTATTGTAGGGGGTCAGACAATTATCGCTCCTCGTATGACGGCGAATGGTCTGGATATTAGTCTCGATCAAACCAATACAGAGGGAGCTGAATACAATTTTGGAACTCTTACAAATTCAAAACATGTCGCCTTAATAGGATCAACGCCTGCGTTCTTTATGGAAGCTACTATCTATCTTGAAGATGTGAGTGGGTGTAATGGGATGCAGATTGGATTTAGAAAGATTGAGGCCAATCAAGCGGACATTGCTACATATACAGACTATGCGACTATTGGTGCCATAACGAGTGTCACCCCAACGAATGTCGCTCTCAACCAAGAGCTGAATGGAACAGGATCTGTCTTTACTAATACTATGGATGCTTGGGCTGATGCGAGTGCATTAACCCTTAAAATTCTTGTTAGTTCTGGTGGAGTGGTTACATATACGATCAATGGGGCAGCACCTACTGTTAATTCCCCGTTTGTTTTTGATAATGGTGATCTGGTAATGCCAATTATACGTACCATACAAGGACCTGACTTATCAGGTGTGATTGGACTCCAAACACTTAAAATAGGTCTTCAAGCCTAGAACAAGGATTAATTCATGGCATTTGGCACAAGCGTAAGATTTGAACCGTTAAGAGAAATTGCATTTGGATCTGTTTCAGGTAATTATGTATCTGTAGGAACTCCCACAAGTGAACATGTAAGATTAGTAGGGTTTAATAATGCAATGGATCAAGACATTTACTTAAGTTTTGATGGTGTTAAGGATCATCTCCGAATGGCTGCCAATTCTTTTATACTATTTGATCTTTCTTCCAATAAGATAAGAGAAGATGGACTATTTCTTAGTGTGGGTACGCAGTTATATATTAAAGAAGTTTCGGCCTCTGTAACGACAGGGTCATTCTGGATGCATACATTATTCGCAGACGGAGGAAAATAACTTGTCTCAGCAGGGAAGACTAGTAGATATTGTTTCAGCTCTTATTACCTTAACAGGTAATGTTGGAGGACCTGTGCCATCGGATGGTCTTGGAGATATAAATGTCATCGGAACGTCTCCCCTTAATGTAACAGGTAACCCTGGCACATTTACCCTAACGATTGCTAATGATGGGGGCCTTGCAGAGTCGTTTGTAACAGATTCAGGGACAGCTATCCCTAACTCTACTGTTCTTAATGTTCTAGGTGATAGTGTTCAAGGCTCTAGTACAAGTGGAGCGGGGTCAACGATTACAATTACTAATAGTAATGCCACAACAACACAAAAGGGAGTTCTAGAAACAGCCACAGATGTAGAAGCCATTGCAGCTGCATCAGCCACGATATCTGTTGTTCCGAGCAATCTAAATCCTTTATTCGCATCCCCTCCTGCGATTGGGGGAACACTTCCCTCAACAGCTGTCTTTACTCAATTAGATGTAGATAATATTCGTATTGATACCAATACCATTAGCTCACAGGATGCCAATGGCCCTATCACTCTTCTTCCTAATGGAACAGGGGGGGTAGTAATACCGACTGACTTGACCATAGGCGATCCCATGCAGAGTGTTGGATTTACTATTAATGGGTCAGCTATTAATGCAGTATGTGCCGTTCATACAGAAGGTGTGACCGATCTTGGAGGATTTGTTACTCAGAGACATTCGGATACAGCTGTTTTTGGTGCTCATACTATATTTTTAAGATCAAGAGGGACTGAAGCTACTGCTACCATTGTATCGGATAATGACTCTCTCTTACGAAACATCTCAGCTGGTTATGATGGTGTAGATTATGCCCAGTCAGCCGAGATTGCAGTTCAAGTAGATGGAGTTCCAGGTATAGATGATATGCCAGGAAGGATTGTCCTATTAACATCAGCCTCAGGTAGTCAGACACCATTAGAAGGCTTTAGACTTGATAGCTCACAAGTAGTTACTCTAGCGAATGCCTTAACAGTTCCAAATGGTGGAACAGGAGCTACTAATCTAACAGATGGTGGCATACTCTTAGGCTCAGGAACGGGAACTTTAACCGCAACTGCGCAGCCAACAAACGGACAACTTCTTATTGGAAGCACTGGTGTTGATCCAACTCTTTCTACTCTAACAGCAGGTACTGGTATAACGATCACCGATGGTTCTGGATCTATCACAATAGATTCAACAGGCGGAGGACATGATTGGCAAGAGATAGTAGGAACATCAGCTACAATGGTTATAAACACAGGGTATATTGCTAACAATGCAGCTCTCGTTACCCTCACCCTTCCTGCAACAGCCATTCAAGGGTCTATTATTCATGTAGTCGGCAAAGGTGCTGGATTATGGAAAATAGCTTTGAATGCGGGACAGACGATCTATTATGGCTCTTCTACAACTACCACAGGTGTAGGGGGCTCATTAACAGCCACAAAGAGAAGAGACGGAATTGAAATGGTTTGTATAACGGCTGATACTGAATGGCAACAGATGAATTCTGTGGGAAATATTACAGTCACGTAAGGAAAAAAATATGACAGTACCTGGCGGCTCACCTCTTAATTACCCTCCTGGATCTCAACCTCCAGTTAAACGAGTAGCTCTTATGAGAGCGCCCACATCTAACGACTCTAAGAACTTCCGAGAAGGCGATGAGTGGCTGGATAAATCCTCTAATGATTGGTATAAGCTCGCCGATATTACTGGAATAGTAGCTCTTTGGGTAAGAGTAGGCGGATCTAATGAAGATGTTAAATCTATCACTACTCCTGATGCTGTTGTTGTTTTGCCGACTGTTGGAAATATTAACTTTGTCAATGGTGATGGGATATCAATGACAGGGATTGGAGATAGTGTAACCGTTACCTCTCTTGGAACTTCTATTACATGGACAGTAATAACCACCGCAACAGCAACTCTTGTTAAAGATACTGGGGTCTTCACAAATAACGCAGGACTTGTAACTCTCACCCTCCCAGTAACAGCTTCTGGTGGAGATACCTATATCGTCGCATCAGTTAATGCTGGCGGCTGGAAGATAGATATGAATGCTGGACAAACTATCCACTACGGGGTGACTAATACGACTATTACAACAGGTACCGTTCTTTCTACTAAGATAGGAGATAGTATTACCCTCACTTGCTATATAGACAATACGGACTTTATCATTAATCAGTCTTTTGGAAATATTGACATTACCTAAGGATTACCTATGACTGTTACAACTAACTCCCTCAACAACTCAGCGACAATATGGGATGTTGATAATATCAATCTGGATGCTAATACAATTTCAACTACTAACACTAACGGTAATCTTGTTCTTGCTCCAAATGGAACAGGAAATATTGAACCAAGTAATAACATTGTCCCTACTGGAGATAGAGTTCAGAATATTGGTTCAACAACTAATTCTTTCAATAATATATTTGCGAATGGACTAAGTTTTGATGATGGTACCACTACCTTATCGTCTTATATTTTACATACAGATTTCACCCCGGCTCTAACTTTTGGTGGAGGAAGTACTGGAATTACCTATGCCTCTCGACATGGAAGTTATATGCGCATAGGGGATGTAGTGATTGTATTTGGACGAATAAATCTCACGAGCAAAGGCACATCCACTGGTACTGCTCTCTTAACTGTTCCGGTAGCTGGAAATACTGATCAACAAATGATTGGAGGATACTATGCATTCCTTACCTTCGGAGCAGAAAAGGAAGTAATTCCTGCTGTACTCAATTCTACCGTTCAGTTAATAGGAACTGTTAGCGGAGCGGCAGCTACTGTAATGACTGACACTAACTTCTCCAATAGCACTCAAATTAACTATAGCGGTGCCTATATGGCGGGGTAATCATGGTAATCACTAACTCTCTAAACAACTCGTCTACCACATTGGATGTAGCCAATATCAATCTTACATGAAAAAAGAACTTCTTGTCGAAATGACATTTATGGAAGAATCTATGAACTTAGATGGAACGAAAAACGTTTACATAGAATACACTGAGATAAAACCTCAATGATAAAACATATCAGATCACTATTAGCTGTAATCCCTATACAATTTAAGATTGCCTTTGGAGTCATCATGTTATTAAAGGTCGCATTTGTCGTACTTATCGTGGGAATCGCCCTATTTTTCTTTTCCTGCATTACCTTTAAGAACATTCCACATGACAGTATTTTAGAAGAGATTGTCGAAGAAGTAATAAAGAAACAAACGGGGCTCGACATTGATCTTACCCCATCGTCTTTGGAAAAGTAGTCATTCCATCTCAAATGTCTTTCTTATTCTATTATCTTCGTATCGTAGGGCATGTTCTTCTTCAAGATACTGAAGCATTCCTTCTTGTTTACCGCATGCGTAGCAGGCAAACCCAAGTAATCCTCCCATACAAAAAAGAAGAGTTACAAGTAGCCATAGGGTTAAATCACAGTTTTTCATAGTTCTCCAAATGAATTTAATTCTTGTTTAAGATGTCTCTTATGCTCTTCTAATAGATAGGTAAGATTTCCACTATGTCTATCATGTTTAGTAAAAAAAACTTTAGCTCCTATACATAGAAGTAAAGAGAGAGAGCAAATATAAATATTAAATAGATGATACTGGCTATTTTTTTGGTACATAGATTCTATAATACCCTTGTGAGTCTGATTTCTTAATGTACTTGTCAATATCAACGCCATCAAGTTTCATCTGCGCTATATCGTATCTTGCCGCAACAGCTAGCTTCTGCACTTTGAACCCATAGGAATAGAAGTTACCACCGTCTCCATATGAAGTGATAAGCTCTTTAAGCTCATTCTTACGGCCAGTAAATGCTTTTTCTCTCTCACAGGTGTCTTTGTATTCTAAGAGATATTCATGCAGCTTATCATCCTCTATGCGAATGTAATCATCCTTCTCAGGCTCCGGGGGTTTTCCTATTTGAACATCATGCCAGAATGAAGTAGCAAGCTTTCTCATCTTCTGAATGTTTTCCTTAATGCCAAACATCTCAACTGTTATGCAGCAGTTGTTTTTGTAGTCCCATAAAGCGACGATGGCTCTTTTGGGTTGACACAGCATGATCTGCCACTGTACCTGATCAAACCAATACTTATGGATGGACTGAGTAAGTCTTGCTTTATCCAAAGTGCCTTCGCTTATCGGACATTTTATCTCTACAAGGGTCTGAGTATCGAAATCAAATCCATCAAGAGAAGCTCTGAACTCGGGATTATCAGGATCTTCGATGCAGATAGGCTGAAGATTTAGTTGAAAATGCTCATTCATCCATCCTCTTGCAATAGCCTCATTGTCTATGCCATGTTGCATAGCAGGATTAATAGGGTCTTCTTCACGAAAGCCACACTTAATCTCCCACAGCTGAAGCCGCGTCTTGTATGGGTTAGAGCGTGTAATAACACTAATATCACTAGCACCTATTCCATTTTTTCTCCAAGCCAGCCACTCTTCTCCATGCTGCCCATCAGTAAAACTTATTATTTTCATTCTTTTTCCTTGTCTAAATCTTTTATATATTCTCTTACTAACTCAGTCCTTTTTTCACCTCCTCTAAAAAATACAAACGAACTCCCACTATGATGACATCCGGATAATAGATCCCAGTTGTCGTCTTTCATTCTTAGTTCATTATAAGCTAAAATCGCTTCCTCAATACACGTGACCAGAGGAGGGGTCTCTCCTCGTTCAAACCATCGTCCACAGGAACAGGTTCCTTTCTCTATGGGTGAGCCACATTTATCGCAGTTATCTCTCATTTCGTATCTCCTATTTAAAATGGTATTTCATTACTCGGGAATTCAGTCTCTGAATAAGGATCACACGCTTTCTCTTGAGACTTTTGTTCTTGTAGAGTCTTATCTTGCGAGGAGCCCACAAAGTTAAGAGAGTCAGGAATGATTCGTAACTTAATCTTCACATTCCCATCCTTTCCCTTATAGGGATCAGCAACATTCAGATCTCCTAGTATGCATATCCTCGATCCCTTTTTAAAGTAAGGGAGAATCTTAGAGAACACCTGAATCCTCTCTTCCCAGATAGCAATCTCATACCACTGGGTCTTTTCTTTTGTAACACGAACAGCAACAGGAAATCCTATTACTTTCTTTCCTGTATTCGTGAATCTCTCTTCTGGGTCTCTTCCAAGATTCCCAATGATCGTTAGCTTTTGCATATGGTCCCTTCTATGTGATTAAGTCTACCAATTGGTATAAAACTGGGAGACAATTGGTAAATGATCAAGATTCTTTAGCGTGTTTAATCTCTCTGATTCTCGTAAGACACGTAGTGTATCTCTTGGATGGTAGCTCAGACAGTTTCCCTATCTTAAATCCTGTAAGTAAGCTTTCTAGAATATCTTCATACCCCTCTAGCTCCTGACTTATTACTTGCAACTGAGGCTTTGTGATAAACTCTACTCTAACGGCTGAGGCTACGCCTGTCTTTCTAGGCTCTTGCATTCCTGCTTCTCCATCATCATCTTCATCAGCCGCAACAACACCTACAACAGACGCATAGCTGTATCTTCTGAGATAGGTAATATAAGACCCTAGAGTCTGTATGTCCTGCTTAGGAGGGTTTATAGGCATCCGAGATTCCATCCACTGGCCTGAGCTGTGACATAGTCTAGTATATAGGGAGAGAGCTCCTGCTTCATTAGGGAGTACTCTTTGAATAACGGACAATCCATTCTTAGCAAGCGACGGACGCGAAGCTTTAACAACAGCCGCAAGATCGGCGTACTTAGATTTAAAGAACGGATTAGTACTTCCTGTCTTAGCTACTTCCATCTCAAGCTGAGCTTTAGCAAGAGCTGAATATAGTTCATTAACTTCGACAGACTCGAATGGATTACTTACCTCTGAAGAAAGTTCTATAAGTCGTGCGGTTAGGCTGTTTATTAACTTATCTTGATTATCTTTATATTCAGTATCTGTAGGGATATTCATTTGTTATCTCCATTTTGGGTTTTAATCTTGGGATTACTTTCTTTTTGTATGTGGTAATAATCTTGTTAATCTCCTTTTCTCTTCCTCTAATATTTTTTCTGTCTTCCATATTTCTTCTAGTAGCTCCTTCGATGGAACTTCTTTTGTCTTTGTTTCTAGCAATGAAAGAAGGTTCGATAATTTTCTATTCATTGATTTTCTATTCATTTCATTCTCCTTTTGTATTTGTATGTTTTCTCTTCGTAGTTACATATAGAGTAGCTGTCCATACCTCTTCGAATTGGTCTAGAAACCAATTTTTAGAAGTTAGGGAATTTCCTTGGTGGGAGAAATTATCTAGAGTGAGCACACAAGCCGCCGAAAGTAAAAGGTTTATTGCTTCCTGAGGGGATACATCTGTTTTAGTCTCACAAGCTTTAGCTACCGCCTTTGAAATATCCTTTTGAAACTTACTCGCAACTTCTACGGTTGGGTCGATTATTTCCATTTCATTCTCCTTTTAAAATTTCTAAGCATCCTTGTAATTGATTTCTAATCCATTCCGCAGCACTCCTTTCTGCGTCCAGCGTGATGTCATCAAAAGAAGTTCCTAGTAAGGCAGCGTTTAATAGTAAAATTGTAATGACGGATTTAAGAGATAGATCCCTATTCGTCTGGGATTCTTTCATTAGCGCTTTAGTAATATCTTTTCCCAAGTTACTGTCCATTAAATCGAGTATCTGTTTCGGAAAATCTTTTCCCCCTTTATTTTCCCCAACCATTTCATTCTCCCCTGTGGTTTAAACATTCTTCTAACTTATTAGTGAGCCAATTATCTTTATCTAACTTTGCCCATGTAGGGTCATGTTCTTTTAATTCGTCACATAGTTTTTCTAAGGCTATAATCAATAAAAGGCGATAATTTGGAATTCCAGGTCCTCCCTCTATCTCGTACCAAATCCCTAACTCAAAGAGACTCATCCAACATTCGGATAAGAATTTGTAGAGTTGATCAGATGACGGTACGCTTGAGCTATAATCTACTTCAAAATCTTTCATAGTTATTCTCCTAAGAGTTAATATTTTCTGTAATCTTACTACCATGAAACCTAATCATCTCAGCTGCCATATTGAACAACGCTGATCTCTCACTTACTTTGGAGGTAATCACCGGTAAGTTATTAGGAACTGTAACCTCTAGTAGGTGGCAGAGCTCTTCTAAGGCGCTTTCTAGAGCGTCAACGTCTCCGTCTATATATACTTGCTTCACTACTTCTCTAAGCCAGTCAGCAGCTCTATCAAAATCTTTATTAGATAGACTTAGCTCACTATCTAACTTGTCTATAAGATCGTCTTGCTCATAATAAGATTTATTCATCGTTCTCGTCTCCATTGATTACTTTAATAGCCATGTAAAATACGCCTTTATTGAGTGCCTGGGCACACCCTATGAGAGAAAATACAATGTCTATTGTGGTTAGATTATCAGGTGCTTCTTGCGCTTTACACATAGCTTGATAAACCTCTTTAACAAATTCCGATTCGCAAAGTTCAGAATCTTTAACGCTTTCAATCACTTTTCTCTTCCTCATTTATAATACTCAGTAGGGTAATGTATCTTTTTTCCAACTTCATCCTCATTACATCCTTTCTTAATAAGTTTTTCTAGCTTCTCGATGATACTCAGGATCTGTACGAATGTATTTGTTCTCGTTGAAGGATCGGTGCTCTTAAGCGCTGGTTGGACAAGAGAAGAAATATTGTCAAATAGTATCTCTACAATGTCATCTCCATAAAGATCTGCATCATCGATCGCTCTATAAATTTCAGTACAAAACTCATCGTATGCTCTATTTTCATTTGATTTATCATATCTTTTCATCGTCCTCTCCTATCTAGTCTATTGCGTTATAATTGATCCCATGTTACCATAGGGTTTACTTTAGCACAACATAATAATTCAAGTAGGAGATAAATATGCAAACGATTAGAGATGAACCTATAGTTAATATGAGGGCCATCATCAAAGAAAATAGGATTCCTTACGCTTATTTAATTCATCAGACAGGATATACCAAGTGTCATATATCGCGAGTTCTTAACTATCATGTCTTACCCTCCTTTCAATTCCTTAAGCTCATGCATCTCGCTCTTGAAAAAAAACTTCCTTTCACTGTGGAGTGGGGCACGCTTGTTCCCTATGATAATGTAAATAGAGTTAGACTTCGTAATATTGCTGGATATATAGAATCCCTTTAACACTTTAATGAATAATAGCTACACCCGGGCAAAGAGCGTAGCTACTACTGGAGGACAATGAAAACTATACCTAAAGGAGACCCATTAACTCTTAAAGATATCTTTCCATTGAAGAATGAAAATATTTCTAAGACTATATTGACAGATTATATTATCCGCAACGACAAGATGTTTAAACACAGCATTCTTATCACACTTGCAGGTTTCTATCACTCCATCCCCCTATATAAATGCACTTCTAAAAACACCTGCGTCCACTGCCACGGCACTCTTGGCATACTCGTAAACGTAGAGGGAATAACTGCCTATATGTGTATCGGGATATCTTGCTTGCATAAGCTCATATCGGAATAAAATAAATATTCATATCCAACACTCTAGGATCAAAACACTTATCTTTCTCAAAGAATTTCTTTCTTGTTTAAAATAATACCATAACATAAAAAACTCCGTATCAGCAATCAAACCAATACGGAGGTATTTTTAGAACAAATAGTATTTCTACCTCAGTACAGGTAGATCTTAACATTGAATATTAAACCAATATTAAGAGTAAATTCATATGACACATAATATATCTAACTCAACTTTTACTACAACTACAGACAATTCTTTAATTACTTCAGACGAACCCCCTCACCAAATTGACTTCTCTTACACCGTCCATACCTCTTGGGTAAAAGAAGTGGGTTACTTCTGCGGCTTCCTTTACGCCAAGATAATTGGTCTCAGTTCTAAAGAAGGGTACTGCTTCTCCACTGATTCTTCTTTCGCGAACGAACTAGAGGTTTCTCTTGCTACCATTGAAAAGTCTTTGAAGAGACTCGCAGATCATAATTATATCTATCGAAATACTTTCAGTCGTTTCGGTCAGGGGAAAAAACGCCACATCATCACAAAGGATAAGGCTCTCTATTACTGGAACTCGGTTCTCAATAAATCTCATATTCCTCAAAAAGCTAAAGATAGATTTATGGAGACCTTCTTAAATATTCCCCCTCCCTTTCACTCTCCTCCTGTTCCTTCAATTCTTAACGATTCCCTACAGCCATCAAATGTTACGGATCTACTGCAACCGTCAAATGTTACGAATCCATTCTTTCTTACTTTAAAAACCTTACCTGAAGACACAAACACAACCGCAACCATATCGGGTACCGATACTCGTAGAGTAAAGCCACTCGCAACCAAGTCTGATCAGAGACAAGTAAAAGAGGCGGCGGCGGAGATTAAGATTGCTTGTGAAGAGAAGAATGCTTTTGAAGAGGAGATTGCTTCTCGGCTAGAAGAGCTTGGGATAGGGGGAGAGCAGGCTCTGATTGGTATTAGCTACTACAGAGCTCACAAGCAGAAGATCGATAGCGCTCGTAATCCCATGGGCCTGCTCATTCACTCTATCCGCAATGGCTACGCAGCTGATGAGATGGAGAAGCCTATGAAGAAGCAGGCGGAGAGTAAGAAGAACCAGACGAGAGAAGACTCCAATCAAAAGCAGGCTAAAGAACTATACAACGAATTTAAACAGCAACAGCAACACTTTACTCTCAAGATCGACAACTACTCGATAAGCTTCAAGATGCTTGGGATGGGAAACATGTTCATCCCTCTTGGCTGGAGAGATAAAGACTTTAAACAAAAACTACTAACCATCAGGAGAACAATCAATGATAGTATACGAGATACCAGGAAAGCCAGTGCCGTGGATGAGAGCGGGACGCAGGGGCAACAAGTACTACGATATTCAGATGAACGCGAAAGCCAAGGTGCAGAAGATCATCAAGGCTCAGATGATGGGGCTCTACAGCTATGTGGACGGGATCAAGGTAACGGTTGAGTTCCATATGCCGATACCGAAGAGCTGGTCAAGACCTAAGAGGTTAGCGGCTCTTCACAAGCCCCACGTATCGAGGCCAGATGTTGATAATCTCATCAAGTTTGTAAACGACAGCTTGAACGATGTGCTGTGGATAGACGATGCGATCATCTACGAGATGGTCATGAGGAAGTTCTACTCTGATCGTCCCAGGACATTGATCACGATTGATCCGACAGGAGGCAAGAGGTTAGACCCACTGATTAATGAAATAGGGTAATAGCCGAGAAGTAGAATAGGTGCTGCTGCTGTTTTATGCATCTATTTATGAAGTATAAGACAGAAGACAGGGAATCACACTCTGTAGATGAATCAGGGTATATTATAGGGTTTAAAACAAGTTTTAAGGAGCTGCCATGCTAGTAATAGATATTCAGACTAAAACACTCAATGGAAATAAAAGAGTATTCATTGGAACGAAAAGAGTTACAACTATCCAATACTGTTACACTCGACTTTATAGAAAAGTCCTGCTTTGGGAAACGTCTAAACGCTGGGATACTCTTCTTCACGAGCTCTCTTGCAAGATTGAAAGGTTCCTATCAAGACGGAACATCTCTAACTGTTACGCTTCTTATGTGCGAAGTAACGGAGGGAGCCTTGATCTCTGTCTATCGCGTGCTGATCCCTACCTATTAATTCTTATTAAAGAATGTAGTTACAAGTGTTCCTCTATCTGCGAGACGTGTGGAAAGAAGGCTACTATCGTTGGGGATAATTTCAATAAGAAAGCTCTCTGTAAGAAATGTTTTAAAAAGGAATTCCATGTACAAAAACTATAACCTTCATATCGCATATCCTATGCTCTATCAGTACTGCTGTTACTGGGACTGCTTAGACGGATGGCATGATATCCTCTTCGATCTAACGGAATCACTTGAAGAACATCTCATTGAGCACAGTCTAGATACTCACTTTGCTCTTGGGGTAGAAGAGAAGTCAGGAGAACTAATATTTTCCATGTTAAATACAGATTATGCTATAGATAATTATATACAGGAATCAAGTGAGCTCTGCGCTGATACTTGTGAGATATGTGGTGAAGAGGGAGCTATTAAAACTCTTAACGATGTTGTCATGATTCGCTGTAATGAATGCTATGAAAAGGAGAATGGTAGTTAATGGAGTGGATTCATTTAGATGATAGAAAGCCTCCCGATGATGAGTTTGTTCTCATCATCAAAGAGTTCCGAAAAAGGGGTTCCAGAGGGGTAGAAATGCAGATTACTACCATAGCTGCACGAATGAATTACAGATGGATAGGAGAAGACGATGTTTTATTTAACTCTGTGGAGATGTGGGGTCGACGAGGTACTATTCAGGTAACTCACTGGATGTATCTTCCGAATCCTCCAGAACTTCGGGTTATTGATGATGAATAAGATATCTGACTACTTAACTATTAAGAAGGCTGCTCAGTTTATTGGAGTCCATCCCACTACATTAAAAAACTGGGAGAAGTCTGGGAAGCTAGTCTCTTATCGCCATCCTCAGAACAACTATCGTCTTTATAGGAAAACAGATTTAGAAGCTCTGTTATTAAGCATTTGTAAGTGCGGAAGGGCTATTAAAAAGAACTGGATAAGAGTAAAAGACGAAATACCTCCTGAAGGTACGTTAGTTTTAGTTTTAGTACTGGTGAGAAAAGAGTCACTTTTCGTTCCTTCTTTTCCTCCGTTTCCCCCAGATGGGTATAATCCAGTCGTTTCCTATAGGGAGGGTAAGGATTGGGTAGGAGAGGGTCTCCCATCGCTGCGTTACGGGGAATCTTGGGATATTAGATATTGGATGGAGCTTCCTACCTTTCCTGATATTCCTGACGAAGATGAGATAATTAAGGATGAATCATGCACGAAATAATTGACTTCCCAAAAATTAAATCTCCTTTTGTTCGAGTGATGAAAGACAATATCTCTATTGTAACGGATGAAATTGCTGAAGGATTCGAGTGGGTATTCACTACTCCTGGCGTAAAAGCTATTGATAAGCTTCATGGAACGAACCTTTGCTGTATTTTTGATTCCGGAACTCTGATTCATATCGATAATAGAAAAACACGAGTTGTTAGCTCCCCTGTTATCACGACTGACTGGGGCTTTTCCAAGACTCGTATGATTGAAGGAGTTATTACTGCTATTGAAAAGGGATGGATCGAACCCAACTATAGTGGAAGAGTATATGGTGAGCTCATAGGTCCTAAGTTCAATAGCAACATCCATGGGGTTTCAAAAAATTACTTTGTTCCCTTCTCCTATCTTAAGAAGTCTTGTTATTGGAGAAGCTATCTATATAATACATATCCCAAAACGTTTGAGTCAGTAAGTATGTGGTTTAAAGAGTTACCATCGTTGTTTGCACAGAGGTTTGGTGAATATGATTCTAAAGCAGAAGGACTTGTCTTCTATCACCCTGACGGAAAGAGAATGGCGAAGCTCAGAAGAGATATGTTTGATTGGTATAAGGAGGGGAAATGAATTGGATTAAAATAGGTAACAAGCGCTTACTCAACCAAAGTGCCATTAACAAAATATGGCGACGTGCCCCAAACGAATACACGAATAAATATAGGATTGTCATATCTTGGGGAGAAGACGGGGATGAATATGAGGTTGGTTCTGAATCTTATGAAGAGATAGATCATTTATATAAGGTACTCCTAGAATTTCTACTGGGGGATCACTCTAGGGTGCTCGTTATTCCATATAAACCTAAGGGGGATAATTGATGTATATTGAGTTACCTGATAATGAATTAATTCCTATGGACACCCTAATAAATATTTGTCTGCATAAACCTGATATTTATAATGAAAATTACAGGATTGTTTTTAGTATGCTTGAGGAATATGATCATTGGATTGAGTCATCAGACAGCAAGTATATCGATTCAGTTTTTAAAGAAATATCTGATTATATTGCGTGGGAGAATAAAAAATTACTTATCCTCAAGAAGGAGAAGAAAAATGTGGATTAAAATAGAAGACACTTCGTGGGTTAATGTATTGAATTTAGTAGATATTAGTGTAGATGAGTATGGGAAAGAAGGGTCAAAGTATCAACTGGTTTTTAACCTAAAGGGTAGAGAGTCCCATACTATTTCTTCAAACGATGAGTACTATATAAACAATTTATTTGAGAGAGTGTGTTATAACTTAATCACTGATAATCCGCGCTACTTTAAAGTTAAGTGCAAAGACAATATATATGGAAGCTAATTATGTGTTGGATTGAACTAGATGATAATAGACTCATAAATTGCATTAATATTGTAGATATAAAGCTACGATATTGTAAAATAGAGAAAGACTATATTGGTATTATGTTTACTTTGGTAGATGGTAGATCCCATTATATTCAGGCTTCTTCGGAATATGATCTGGGAACTTTCTACGATAGTATCGTGGAGTATTTATCCTCTTCTCCATCAAAAGTTCTGTCTTATTCACTCAGTGAGTAAATGACTATGGATAACTACATTGATGCTAGGACTCTAATCGTCTACGTGAACGACTCTCACTACAAATACTACAATCTCTTCGTTGATCACCTCTATGAGATTTCGGACTCTAATCTCATCGTTTACTCTCGGGACTCATCTTCGGGAGAGGAAAAGACGATTGCGTGCTTCCGTACATGGGACTATTTCATCATTGATTAATTTCTAAAATAATAATTGCTGCATTTAAATATTTTATTTACTACCTTACCCTCAAAAGGAAGCGCTATGAAAATGATGGAGATATCTGTCTCTGATGAATACTTAGATTCTGTTTGTGAATGGATGATGGAGTGGGTACAGAAGGATGATTCCCTTACTGTTCCACAATTTCTTCAGTGGAAGGGAATAGGGTATCCATTTTTCAAATACTTTGTTTACAGATCTTCTAAGGTCATGAATACATTCGAGGTAATGAAGTCCATTCTTTGTAACAGATGGTTTCATAAGGCGATGTATACGGAAGACCTATCTCCTCAGAGAGCAAAAATACTATTTCGATACCTTCGTCTCTATGACTCTCATGGGCTAGATATAGAACAGATAGCGCGAGAAGAACGCGTGGCCGTAGAGCGCAAAGTAGACTTACAATTTGCAGCAGACAATTATGCTAGAGAAAAGCTTGATGGAGAGTATCAACACATCTACCAACAAAACGACGACAAGCGTAGAGGTCGAGAGAAGTCTTAATCAATTTAAACCACGCCCCTATCAGGTACCAATTCTTAAAGCCCTAGATTCAGGCTTTAAACGAGTCCTAGCTGTCCTTCCACGAAGAGCTGGTAAGGATATCACCGCTCTCAACTATGTTATCCGTCAGATGTATGAACATACGGGAGTATACTACTATATCTTCCCTACCTATTCACAAGCGAAGAAGGTTATCTGGGACTCAATGACGAACGAGGGAAAACGGATACTCGACTACTTCCCTGAAGAGCTTGTCACACAAAAAAACTCTCAAGAGATGAAGATTAGAATGAAGTCCCGAGATGGAGGAGAGTCTCTCTTTCAGCTTGTTGGTAGTGATAACTATGATTCTCTTATGGGAACGAATCCCCGGGGCGTCGTCTTTTCAGAATACGCGCTCCAAGATCCAAGAGCCTATCAATACATTAGACCTATACTCACAGCAAACGAAGGCTGGGCTTTATTTATTTCTACTCCAAGAGGAAAGAACCATCTATGGCAACTTGCTCAGATCGCGTTGAACTCGCCCGACTGGTTCTATACTAAACTCTCTGTTGAAGATACTAAGCATATACCGCTGACTGAGATAGAAAAAGAAAGACGAGAAGGGCTCATGTCTGAAGATATGATCCAGCAAGAATATTACACATCATTTGAGATGGGAATAGAAGGGTCATACTACTCAAAGTACATCGATAAAGCAAAGCGTGAAGGAAGGGTGGCGGCTGTTCCATGGGAGAATGGATTCAAAGTTCATACGGTATGGGACATAGGAGTAAGGGATTCTACAACTATTATTTTCTTCCAGACGATTGGGGTTAATGTTCATATCATTGATGTGTATGAAAACTCCAAGGAGGGACTGGAGCATTATGCAGACATCCTAGCGAGTAAACCATACCTTTACGGGACCCACATTGCTCCTCATGACATTCGAGTAAGAGAATGGGGATCAGGGATTACAAGGATAGAGAAGGCGAGGCAGCTTGGTATTAAGTTTACTATCGCAGATAACATTGAGATTCCTGACGGTATAGAAGCTGCCCGTAGTTTATTTAGCAAGATTTGGATAGACAGTGAGAAATGCGAACCCCTTATAAAGGCGCTTGAAAACTATAGACAAGAGTATGATGTAAAAAGAAAAGTTTACAAGCCGCATCCTCTTCACGATTGGTCCTCACATTTCGCAGATAGTTTTCGTTATTTAGCGGTCTCCCTCCCAAAAACTCGCGATGGACTTTCTCCCGAAGAGCTAGATGCTCGCTACAACCAGGCGATGTACGGAGGGGAGACTGATTTACCTCCCATCTTTAGAGACCAACGGCAGCAAGGAGTTTATTAATGAATTATGTGTACGGGATAAGTAGGTTAGGTATATGACATTGTTTCCAATGCCAGGCTCAAATAGTTTTTATACATCTCAGACTGATGATGATAAAGGTTTGAAACAGAGAATGAATGATACCTATGCGCAAAGTATCACGATTAATCAGAGTTTTTGGTCCGAGGCTGATATAGATACACGGTTCAAAGCGGGAGATCAAACTCTTTGGAATGACATCTATGGTAACCTTCCAGCATTTAGACGTAGAGTATTTAACTTCAATAGGATACGTAGAGTGTGCAATATGGTAACTGGGTTTCAGCGCAGAAACAGAAAGTCCACTATTACCATTCCCGTAGAGAATTCTGATGAAGCTACAGCCGATCAGTTTTCCAAAGTGCTACTTTGGTCAATGGAGCAAGACAACACTTTAAATACCATTTCAGAAGCGTTTGATGGAGCAGTTACTACTGGAATGAATCTCTTATCTGTATGGATGGACTATAGATCTGATCCTATAAATGGTGATATTAAAGTTGATAATGTTTCATACAATGGATATCTAATCGATCCTTTCTTTAAGAAGCATGATCTCTCTGACTGTAACTTCATTTGGACAAGAAAATGGCTAACAAAAGCTCAGATAAAGGCTTTACTTCCTGATAGACGCGAGGATATTGATAAGTTATCTGCAAGAGGGACAAGGGATGGAAAGTTCCAGTTTATGCCAGAGTCCTACAACTATGGGATGGAAGACCTTCTAACCTATGATGAGTATTGGTATAGGGACTATAGATCACAGAAGCTGATAGTGGATATCAAGACAGGTGAGACAATGGAGTGGAAAGGATCTGATGAAGACTTAGACCCTTTCATGGCGAAGTTCCCAGAGTTAACAGTAGTAGAAAATCAAATACAAACTTGTCGTTTAGGCATCGTTGTTCAAGGTGAGGTAATGTATCATGGACCCAATCCAATGGGAGTGGATGTATATCCTTTTGTTCCGGTACTTGGATATTATGAACCCCAAATCCCTTACTTTCCGTGGAGAATCCAAGGGATTGTTAGAGGACTAAGAGACAGTCAATATTTATACAACCGCCGCAAGGTGATTGAGCTCGACATTCTAGAATCACAAATTAATTCTGGATGGAAATATAAAGAGAATGCGTTAGTTAATCCTAAGGATGTATTCCTATCTGGTCAGGGAAGAGGACTTGCTCTTAAAGAAGAAGCCCAGATGACCGATGTAGAGCGCATACAGCCCCCTGCAGTCCCTCAATCAATGATCGAACTATCAAAGCTCCTTGGAGAAGAAATACAGCAAATATCAGGTGTTAACGAAGAATTACTTGGATCTGCTGACGATGATAAGGCAGGTGTTCTTGCAATGTTACGTCAAGGAGCGGGACTTACAACTCTTCAAGTTCTCTTTGATCAGTTAGACTTTTCTCAGAAGATACTTGGACGACTTTTTATTGATCTGATTCAAGCGAACTTTTCACCAGGAAAGATCCAACGTATCATTGCAGAGCAACCATCTCAACAGTTTTACAACAAAGCATTTGGCAAATATGATGCAGCTGTTGAAGAAGGATTAAATACTACATCTCAAAAGCAGATGCAGTTTAAACAGTTACTAGCTCTTCGTGAGCTTGGTATTCCAGTACCTACAACGATTCTTGTTGAGGCATCAACGCTTCAGAACAAAAAAGAGCTCGTGGAAGCGATCGGCCAGCAAGAACAAAGC